GGAAGCGACCAAATGGAATACTAAATTCTTTGGAGAATCGAACGCCAAGCTACCAGGTATTCTTACATTCGCAGATCCAATAGCAGATGACCAGTGGGAGAAATTGAAGAAGGATGTAAAGGATAAATCCAATAAGCGTGAGTTGATGTTATTGCGTAACACCGGGGCGGGCGCGGTAAGTTATGTACAGACGGGTATCACGCAGAGAGACATGGAATTTTTAGCAGGGCGCACATTCACGAAAGAGGAAATCTTTGCACTGTTCGCGCCCGGGCTTGCGTCTATTCTGGCTGTCAATGCAACCGAAGCTAACGCCAAGACCGGAGAGAATACGCTGATTTCAAAAGCCGTTTATCCTATGCAGGTCTCGATGGCTGAAAAGATAACGGGAGAAATCCTGCCACTGTACGGGGAGAACCTGGTCGGTGAATTCGAGGACATCCGCTCTAAAGACCGCGAACTTCAGTTGCGCGAAGAAGAGACGTTCTCGAAAACGCACACAGTCAACGAGATCAGAGAGGAATATTACGGGGATGATCCTATTCCAGACGAGCGCGGGAACTTACTACCCATTGAACTGAAGCCCGCAGCAGTACAGGCGCCGGAGCCAGTCGAGGAACCTGCCGATGATGACTTCGATAAGGACATGAAAGCCTACAAGAAAAAGGCGGTGAATTGTCTCAATAAGAAGCAGCCGCTTAACTTCGCGTTCGAGAGCGAGGCTATTGACAAGGTCCAACTGGGGCGTATTAAGAATAAGCTGACCAACTGCAAGAGTAAGGATGAAGTCACCGCTGTATTCGAGGGTGAAAAGAATCAGCACGTACCCAGCGGGATGGATGACCTGATAAACGAATTGAAGAGTATATCGGAAAAACTGATAACCGCATGAACGAACTCGTAATCACTAAAGCGCACGGGTTGATAATCTCTATCCTTGACGGGATAGATAATGACCTGCTGCCGGATGAACTAAAGACGCGCGACAAAGACGAACCTGGCAGACTGCGAAAAATGTTGTATGAAAAGAAGCTGGCCAGGATAATCAGTAAACGTTTCAAGAGGCAAAAGGAGAAAATAGCGGCGTGGTTATCCATGCGCTACCCGGAGCGTAGCAAGGTTGTCAAGGAACCGCCCCCATTACCGGATGACCTGTTTAATGATGATGAATCGGACGCTGAATTACACCGATTGTTTACGGGCGCGTATATGCACGGGATAAATCTGCATGAAGAAACCGCGTCATTTAATCTCGATTATTCTGTGATCAATGAAGCCGCGCTGGCATGGGCGCACAAGAACTCATTGAGTTTGGTCAAGGATATTAATGATACTACCCGTAGTACTATCAGGACTGCCATCGGAAGTTTTGTAGAAACACCCGGTATGACAATTGGGGACGTAGTTAATCAGTTACCTTTTGATACCTCCCGCGCGTTCATGGTTGCCAGAACAGAGATCACGCGCACTTACGGGCAAGCTGAATTACAGGCAGGCATTGAAACGAAAAAAGAATACCCGGATGTAAGAGTTACTAAGACATGGCTGGCAGCATTGAATGAACGCACCTGTGATATATGTGGCGCGTTGCACGAGGTTGAAATAGAAATTGATGAGCAATTTGCCGGCGGCTATGATGGTCCCCCAGCTCATCCTAACTGCGCATGTGATCTGTCTGTTGGTACGCGAATATGAGTGATCCATTTGAAATCAAAATTGAAGGCGCTGACAAGATCGTTGCTGCGCTGAATAAATTTCCAGTCGAGATAAAAAGAAACTTTGAACTGGCTGGTCAAGAAGCGGCGACTGAAATAATAATGACCGAGGGCTTGAAAGTATATCCGCCTAAGACCGCAGCCAACGCACCCCCCACGCCATATTATATTCGTGGGACGGGTATGCAGTATAAGAGCCGGAATAATGGGAAGTCAGAGGATTATAAAAACCAGTTCTATGCCAAGTCTGTAACCGGCGGAACATTGATAGGTAACCGTGCGTCTTATGCGAAATACCTTGCGGACGAGAATAAGCAGGCGCAGGCGATGGCAAGAATAGGCTGGCGTAAACTGATAGATGTTGCCCGCGAGAAGTTAGGCAAGATCACCGCAATATTCGAGAAATGGGCGCAGTACACAATAGACAAATTAGGCTTGTAAATATACTTGTATCTTAGAATCAATATGTTATAATGAACTAAGACAAATCAGCACTAACTAATTAAATCGACTTAGGATCGTGAAGAGCGGCCAGGCGTAATTGCTTGGTCGTTTTTGTTTAACAGTTTACGAGGTGAACATGCCGTACATGGTTCAAGAAAAAGAAAATGAGTTCTGTGTTTATAAAAAAGGGGATGATGATAAACCAGCAGGTGATCCCTTAGGTTGTCACCCATCGAAAGAAAAGGCGGATGAGCAGATCGCCGCGCTGTATGCCAATGAAGACACAAAGTCCATTAAGGCAGTAGGCGAGAATGAGATTGAAATATTGGGCGTGCCTTACGGCGCAATAACCAATAAAGATTCTGATGGTGAATTTTTTACACCAGAGACAAGATTATGGCAGGATAAATTTCCAACCCCCTTAATAGTTTATCAGCATGGTTATCAAAAGGGTACAGATGGGAAACCACATCCAATAAAAAACCCGCCCATTGTTGGTGAGGTTCAGAGTTCACGAGTTGACGACAAAGGCGTATGGTATCGCGTTGTCCTGGATAAGACCAGCGAATACTTTGCTCAATTATGGGAATCCGCAAAGTCTGGGTTACTCCGAGCATCCAGTCAGGCGATCACCTCCCTTGTGCGTAAGAATCCCAACGGCGAGATTACAAACTGGCCGGTGGTCGAAATCAGTTTATTGGACAGGCTGATGCCCGCGAATAAAGACGCGGTTGCACTGCCGGTCATGAAATCACGTTATGAACAGGCAGGCAAAGAATGGCCTGTTGAAATCGAAAATGAAAACGAAAACCCAACAGTTGACGAGGCCGGTGAGGATAAGTCAAAGGGCGATGTTGACATTACATTAGAAAAGGAAAAAATAAAAATGGAACCGAAAGAAGTTGAAAAGACTGTTCAGGATGCTTTAAAAGCATATGATGAACAGAAGGCTGAAGAAGCCAAAAAGAAAGCTGAATCCGAAGCCGCGATGAAAGCCGCTTCCGATAAGGCAGTAGAAGCCGCGAAAGCCGAATGGGAAAAAGAAGCCGCGAAATCTCGCAGGCTGCCCTTTGGCGCACCGGAAGTTATGAAGTTTAACAAGATTGCCAAGTACGATCACATCCCGCCCGAAAATTTGGCGCTGGGTATTGCTGTCCTGAAATCACAGGGCAAGCACGTCTCCAATGAAGCACTGCAATCAATCGCTGTGCGCTTCATGGATGCGGATAAACCCAAGAGCATGAACGAAGCCCAGACCCAGAACGACATCAAAATGGCGATGGGCGAAGCCGGTATTGCGATGAAATCAGATGAGATCATGCAGCAAGACCTCGGCTCTTATGGTGATGACTGGGTGGCTGCTGGATACTCCCCACGCTTGTGGGAATCCATCCGCGCAGAAACACCTGTACTTGCCAACATCCCGCAGGAAGAAATTCCGCAGGGTTATGAGAGCATGAAATATTTGGTTGAATCCACCGATCCCACCTTCTACAAAGTTGCAGAAGCGACCGATGAAGACGCCACAATGCTCACCCCAGTTGCCAAAGTAACCAGTTCAAAAGTTGGAACGACCAGCCAGAGTTTATCACTGGCAAAGATGGGCGCACGCGTCTCATACTCCGGTGAATTGAATGAGGATTCTCTCATTCCGATTGCCTCCCAGATCCCCGCGCAAATTGTCAAGGCTGGCAGAGAACAGTTAGAACACGTGATCGTTGACGGCGACACCACAGCCACACAGTATTTGAACATCAATGATGTTGGTGGAACACCCACAAGCACCGATGCCTTCTTGCTGATCGATGGCTTGCGGCACCTGCCGCTTGTTGGTCTTACGACCCAGAAGCGCGCCGGTGGTTCATTGACTGACGAGGACTTCCTCGAAACAGCCAAAATGCTGGGCGTTGCTGGCATTAATGCCGACATCAATAAATGCGCGTTCATCATTGACAAGAACGTTTACTGGAAAGCATTAGCACTCGCACAATTAAAGACCAAAGATGTTTCATCCGCTGCAACCATTGAAGGCGGAGTATTCAACCGCATCTATGGCTTCCCCGTGATCGTGTCGAATCAGATGTGCGCACAGTCCGCCTCCCGCCTGTCGAATGCTGACGGCTGGGTAGATCAGAACACAGTCGGTAACAACCTGTACGGCTCAATCCTGTGTGTCCGTTGGGATCAGTGGAAATTCGGCTGGAAGCGGCGCATGACCCTCGAAACAACCCGCATCCCCCGCGCTGATGTAACCGAGATCGTTGCCCTGATGCGCTTTGGGTTAGTCTATCGAGACACCCAAGCCGCCAGCCTCTCCTATGGAATCTCGGTATAAAGGAGTATGAAATGGGACTCTATAACTTAAAAGCAGGTGAGGCAAGACTGCTCGACTTGAAAGATGGTGCTGTCGCTTTGGGTATCCCCGTTGGGATGGACTCAAAACAGTACTATGTTGACTTTGCCAACGGCAGCGATGGTAATGGTGGTACATCCCCTGATAAGGCGATGAAAACACTAAAAGCAGCTTATGATCTTTGCGTTACTGGCCACAACGATTCTGTTTTGGTCATTCCAAGCGCAACCGCCAACGAACCCGCTGCTGCTATTGATTGGAGCAAGAGCTATACCCATCTTATTGGGTTATCCGCTCCAATGCCTGGCATGGGTCAGCGTTGCCGTGTTGAAGGAACCGCCGCTCTCGATCTTGCATATCTGGTGGACTTTCAAGGTTCTGGATGTATTGTAAAAAATATAAAGTTCCAGAACCTGTCAGATGCAAGTGGCATTAAAGGCGGGGTAATTGTCAGCGGTGGACGCAACTATTTTGAAAATGTGTTCATTGGCGGAATGGGACATGCCACTAATGGCGCAGTCGCCGGTGCTTATTCCTTGTCTGTAAGTGGCGAGGAAAACTGCTTCGTTGATTGCGTTATTGGCACAGATACCATCCTACGCGCTGCTGTCAACTGGGAAATGGTGATTACTGGGACTCGCAATAGATTCATTCATTGCGAATTTCGCTCCCACTCTGTTACTGCTGGTAAGTTCCTGGTTAGGATTGACGCGGGCGTTGGTGGAGACATCCGGGACATCATCTTTGAAAACTGCCTATTCTACAACTTCACTACCAACTGGGCAACCGGAATTACCGATGCCTTCAATATGGTCAATGGCGCAACCCACTCCGTAGTTTTGAGAGGGGATAACATGCTTGTTGGAGTAACGAGTTGGGCTGATACATATACCCACCTGTATTCAGCGCAAGCTGCACCAGGTGCCGGATTTGGAATTTCTGGCAATCCGTCAACTTAAACAATTTTGATAAATGAGGGGCTGAAATGCCCCTCAAAAGGTATCTATGAAACTGAAAGAATACCGTTTATATGGCGCTGTCAGTTCCGGTGGCGCTGGAACGTTCACAAGCGAATCATCCGTCTACGGATTACTCTATGCCGTCCAGTGGATTGACGGAACTTTAGCGGATAACAATACCGCCGTACTATCAACCATTAACTCTGAAGGCGCTGAAACCCTGCTGACTTTGGGCGCGGGTGAAGGTGATGCGGACATTAAATATTACCCGCGCGCGCTCGCGTGTGATAACGGCGCAACCGCCCTGACTGGTACTGCCGGAGGGGATCGCGTGCTACCTGTTGTATTTGGAAAACTACAACTGGTGATCGCATCCGGCGGAACTTCAACATCCGGCGGTTGTATCTGCTACGTGATGGAGTAAATAAAAATGGCTATAGCAAACAAACAATTAAACATAACTAATGTTTGCACAGCAATAACCACTGAAGACTATGACGGGTGTCATTCTCTAATTAAAAACATTGGCGAAAACCCCGTTTATTTAGGCAATGCAAATGTTACTTCGCAGACTGGATTTAAATTAGAAAAAAAAGAAACTGTCATACTTGGGCTTGGCCCAGGTGAAATGATCTATGGAATCGCCGATAAGGATAAATCAGCAATGGTTTCATGCCTGATGATGGAAAACCAATAAGGTGAAAAATTGACAATTACATCGAATCAAATAACAGTAGCAAATTCTGCTACTTTAATAATTGATTCTCCTGTGTCTGGTAGCACTGTTGTAATAACGAACATCTCAGCGTCAAAAATTGTTTATGTGGGTGGGAGTGGAGTAACCGTGAATAACGGATTCCAACTTCTGCCTGGTCAACATTTATCACTGACAATCGCAAGCCAGGACAATATATACGGGATCGTTTCTTCCGATACTGCTGTTGTTCATTACATACAAAGCGAGGCATTATGAGCGGGTCAACTGGCGGAAATGCTTTTAATCTCATAGACGAGAATGGTGCCGCTTATGGTGTGAAACACGTTCAGAATAAACCGCGCGTTTCTTCCATGCCTTATCTTTACGATATTGCAGAAGGGAATGTAACAGGACACACACCATTTGCTAAGTTGGGCTATAACGCCAATGTTGGTGCAACAGAAGAGGATATATGGACAGAAAGTAAAGTCTATCCGTGGATAGCAGCAGGTGGAATAGCGTTAGAAGTTGTATCCACTCATGCCGAAGATAAAATAGATGGGACAGGCGTTCAGAAAGTCAAGATAGGTTATCTTGATACCGACTATTCACAGCAAACCCAAACACTAAATATGGCTGGCGCAACCCCTGTTCCATTGACTGATACCACAATACTGCGGGTCAATTCTATCAGGGCGGCACAGGTTGGGACTGGCGGAGTTGCTGCAGGTGAAATAACTTGCCGATTGGTAGGTTCACCCGCGACTATTTATCGAAGCATTACAACAGGATTTACGCGCGGGCGAGGATTGACTTATACAGTGCCTTTAGGAAAGACACTTTATATTACTTCAGTCGCTGTATCAAGCGGTTACACAACTGCCGGTAAGGTTGTTAGATGGATAGGTAGAGCGCAGGTTGACGATACTGCGCCGACTGTGAGGATTCCGTTCTTCCAACCATTCTTTGAGGTTATTACGCAGGATGCATCGTTTTACAGGCAATTTGAGATACCGATTATGATACCCGCTACTGCGGATTTGAAAATGAGTGCAACCAGCGATGGCGCGACATCATTCGCTACGTGCGCATTGAGAGGATGGTTGGAATGACAATTACAGCAGGTTACGCGACCTTAGCGGAAGTCAAAGCCTATATCAATACCTCGTCAACCAATGCTGGCGATGATGCTGTAATAGAGGACATGATCGAAATGGCGTCCCGCATGATTGACGCTGAAACACACCGCACATTTTACGCACGATCCGAGACGCGTTATTTTGATTACACCTCCGAACGCGGGCTGATGCTGGATGATGACCTGCTGACCATTACCACCCTGACCAATGGGGACAGCGCAGTAATTACGACCGCTGACTATAAACTCTTCCCGCTCAATCTTTCGCAGAAGAGCGAGGTCAGACTAAAACAATCATCCTCGATCTATTGGGATACTGACACTTACAGCAATACCGAAGGCGTTATCTCAATCGCTGGAACGTGGGGCTATTCTGCAACCGCGCCGGACAACATCAAGCACGCCTGCATCTCAATCGTTATATCCGCTTATCACAGGCGCTATGGTGAAGGGGTGGAAGGCGTTGCAAACATTACCGCCGCCGGAGTTGTCATTACACCCAGGGATATACCCGCTGATGCCTGGGGAATTATCAAGAGTTACAGGAAGCGATTATGACCCTCGCAATAACGACTGTAACCAATTCGATAGCGGCATTATCTGTAACCGGATTGACCATAAAGGACATTGACGAAATCCCGCAAGGGGTAATGGATCGTGATTGTCCGATACTCACCCCCAACCCGGATAACTTTATTACTAAGTTTGAAGCGAAACCGGATACCCTGGATAAGAGTAAATGGACAGTTGAATATGAGCTCAATTACCTGTTGTTATATGCGGTAGTGGGGAGCGGGCGGACAACAGTAATGGAAAAGTTTAGCGGCATGGTCAGTAAAGCATTTGCGTTCATTGATGCAGTGGCCGCCGCGCTGACATTGACCGGATCGGTGGATTGGGAGCCTGGCGTTGTGGATTCTTTTGACGTTGTAACTATCGGTGAAAACTCATTCCATTCCTGCCACGTGAATATGCACATTACGGAATTTATAAATTGATGAAATTCGGGGTGAAGTCTTATACGATTGACTGTGAAGAGAATCAACCCTTTACGATTTGGATGGAATTGGAATACAAAGTTTATCCAAAAAGTCCATCTGAAGCAAAGTTCTTTTTTGAAAGGATTGCCGGATTATTACACGGCAGTGAAGTTGAAATTATGAACGCTGAAAGTGAGGTTGGTAAATGACGACCGGAAGGACGCTAAAACGCTTCGCTCGCGCGTATATCTCTGGATATGACATGAGTGGATATACAAGAGAAATTGGACCGCTAACCTGGACTTATCCAGAGGTTGAACAACTATCTTTACTGGATGCTGTAAAGGGCGCGTTACCAGATCAGCCGGAAATCGGCATAGGCACGCTGAACGGGATCTTCGATAACACTGCCACGACTGGTATTCATGTTGCCTTATCAACGGCCGGAACATCGCGCCAGGTATTAATCGCCCAAGGTATTCAAGCCGCGCCCGCGCAAGGCGATCCTGTATTTATGGGTGCGTTTAACCATAACGGGTATGTAGTAGCTCCCTCCGGTGGTGATGTTGCGCTAACTTGCGAATTTGGTAAAACCAGCCCCGCTGAAGGGATGTTATATGAGCAACCTTGGGGCGTGTTACTGCACGCCAATAGCCAAGAGACAGGTGCAAATACAGCCATTGGCGTAGATGATTTTGGAGCTGGGACACTTCCGGTAAAAGGCGGTTATCTGGTCTGTCACATATTATCGGTTACGGGAACTGGATCTGTAACTGTTTCATTACAGGATGCCTCTACGAACTCTAATGGTTCATTTGGAGCGTTAAATCCAGTAGTTTCTACCGGAGCAATTGCTCACACAGCAATACCTTATGCCGGGATTATTCAATTAGGTGTAGGTGCTACTGTCAAGCGTTATGTCAGATGGCAGATAGCGTTTGTAACAATCACAGCCGCGTATTTTGTACTCGGTTGGGTTCGCGGAAGATAAATTAGAAAGGAATAAAAAATTATGGCAGTTAACACAGGTCGTACAGTTTCGAGGTTTGTAACATTTTGGTTTTCAGATGGGACTATGAGGCAGTTGCCTGTTGATTCCATTAATGGCGTTGGTTTGACTTATGAGGAAACAGAATTAACCGCTTTCCAGGATGCTATTAAAGGCGCGTTGCCGAACACACCGGATTGTCAGATAGACATTACCGGCCCATTTGACACAACCGCCAACGGAGCGCACGCCGTATTATCAGCGGCTAATGGAGTTATGACCCCGCGCTCACTGGATGTAAAGGTTGGTATGCGCCAAACTTATGCGGAAGGCGAGCCGCAATTTGGCAGCACAGCATCCGCCACGAGTGGCTGGATCTGCACATCCTACATTGTGGATGTTAACGCCAGCAAATATAGCGCAAAATTCCGCCTGTTCCCTGGTTCATCCGCTCCCGCTTGGGGCGTCGCCAGTGAGGCAGCATCGTAGAAATGGGTAAATTAATTAACTCTCCGGTTGCCAAATTCCCAGGGACGGTGATTCTGTTTGACCCCGTCCCTTATCCGGCATATATTGCATGGGAAAAAGCGGTTGATGTTAACGGGGTATCCGATGAATCAGCCAAGCAATACGCGCTTTTTAATGGCGTGAAAGCGATGGCTGAGAAGTGGGAAATTTCCGCATTTGATATTGATAACCCGACTGCTACCCCGCGTGTTGCCGTGCTGAATTTACTGGCCTGGCTGGTAACTGAAATCGGCAAGGTGATCGCCGGAGAATCGGACCCAAACTGATACCCGCCCGCGTCTTTGCATATTGTGAGGACGGCGGGCGGAAACCAATCGAGCTTGTAACGCGCGATTACATTGACAGGTTCGGAGCGCAGGCGGTAATGGGCAGACCGTTATTTCTACACGAGATAAGAGAGATTGTTACAGCAGAGAATGTTGAAGCCGCATATAAGGCACGGGAAGCCTCTAAAGATTGGGCGAAGTGGACTTCCGAACATCCAGAATTAGCGGAAATATTAAGCAGGGCGCGACATGGCTAATGTTGAGATAAAGATACAGGCTATTGTTGACAAGGCGATAGCAGATATTAATAAAACTGCTGGCGCGGTCAATAATCTGGATAACTCCGCTAAAAAAGCAGGTGGGGGTGTTGAAGGTTTTGCCAGTGCAATGGTCGGCCTTAACCAGGCACTTGAAGTTGCCAATAAGGTTATGCAAGCCGCCAAGATGATCCATGATGAAACCGTTGGTGTGTTTATTGAATACGCCTCACAGGTTCGGGATATGTCACGCGCTACGGGGGAGAGTGCCGAGAATTCCAGCCGCATGATCCAAATGGCTGATGATGTCGGCATCTCTTATGACAAATTAAAAGTATCCCTGCAAATGGCAGCAAGGCAGGGCATAGATACATCAGTTGAATCCCTTAAGAAATTATCCGAAGAATATTTAACTCTCGCTCCTGGCACGGAACGGATGCAATTCCTGCTCGAAAAATTTGGGCGTTCAGGTGCCGATATGGGTAAGCTCATGGAAATGGGCGCAGCAGGGATTGAAAAACTAAACGCCGGAATTGAAGGCGGGCTTATTCTCACTGATTCTATTCTCAAACAAGCCAAAGCACATGACATTCTTGTTGATACCTACAAAGATTTAGTTGCTGCTAAAAAAATAGCTGTTGGATCATCTCTTGGCGAGCTTGAAAGCAAAGCTATGCTTTATGGTGCTACATCTGCGCAAGTTGCAATTATGGCACAAGAACAGCAGGCGATGGAGGGTGTAAATTGGGGACGCCAAGAAGAAATCCACTGGATGAATGTTCACAGAGAAGAAGCTGAGAAACAAGTCCTTGCAATGATTGATGGCAAAATAGCCGCTGATGAAAGTACGGATGGTGCTAATACTTTAGCTGGCGCACAAGAAGATTTAGCACTGGCAACCGAAGCCGCAGCCCAAGCGCAAAAGAATTTACAGAAGGCGCAGGAAAGTTGGAACGAGGGTACTGCGAATGATGTTGTTGCAAAATTAGATGCAGCGGGAATAAAAGGTCGGAAATACGCGGATGCCTTAATCGCGATTGATAAGGTTCTGGGTACTAATAAAAAGGGTGAAAATGACATGGCGGGCTTGATTGATGACATGATCAAGTCATTTAAAAATAATAAGGATGTTGACGAATTTACCACCCGCTTATCAACCCTTCAGTCTATCTACTTACCGCAGGCGTCAGTGGAACTCGCGACCATCAACACGCGCATTACAGATGTTTACACCTCGTGGGAATTGTTACGGAAAGCTGCGGCATTACCGATTGGCTTGAGAGCCAATTTCCAGATTACTGGTTCATCCACTATGTTGGATAAGATATTTGACAATATTAAGAACGATCCTAATGGCGGTATCTCCCCAACAGGTAACCCATGAACCTAAAACTCTATACCTATAACGCGCACGCGATAAACGACACAACCAATTATCTCGGTTTTATTTCGAGTGATATAAAACTACAAGGGGATGCGCGCATTATCCAGGTATCCAGAAGCGGCCGCCGTCCTGTTCACGCCGCCAAAGTGCTGTCTGGTTATGAGATGAAAATAACCATCCAGATGCGCGGGACTATTGCCACACAGCTTGACACATTAAAGACCTGGTTCGATGTCGAGGATGAAACCCCGCGCCAGTTGATTTGTAAGGATATTGCGAATTCAGATAAGCAGTGGTATGTCATGGCGACCACCCGCGACATGCCAACCTTTGATTCAAAGAGTTCGATTGAAATTTACCTTTCAATTGCCGATCCGGTCTGGCAGGCGGTAACTGAAACCAGCGATTCATGGAGCATTACAGCATCCGGGCAAACGCACGCTGTAACCGCTGCTGGAAATCTACCCGCACGTCCGCGCTTCGCAATCACCCCGACTGCTTCAGCCGGTTCTCGCTACGCTTATCGAAGGCTGGCAGTTTGGCGCAATCCGAATACTCCTGCGATGCTCAATGAGGGTATCAA